AGGGGGGGCAGTTGGTAAAGAAATAAAAAAAGATAGATATAAATTACAAGACGGTAGTTATCAAAAACCTATATATATAATACTTATTACCCTAGCTATGTCCATAACACCCTACCAAGCCTTTACTCAAACATTGTTAAATAACAAGCAATATACCTGCATAAATAAGCTATGGCATAAAGAAAGTAAGTGGAATCCCAAAGCTATTAGCCGTACATATGATTACGGTATCCCGCAAAGGCACATGAAAAATCATAGTAAAAAGCATATAAATCAGTTTATGAGTAATCCCTATAGCCAGATATTATGGGGCTTAAACTATGTAAAGGTGCGGCACGGGAGCGCCTGTAAAGCATGGCAACATAGTCAGCGTAAAGGGTGGTACTAGGTGCCAAGACCTAAAGGCTTAAACACAAAGGCCTATCGTCAAATGCGTAGCGACGTGTTAGCACGCGATCACCGCACGTGTTACGTTTGCCAGGGTGAGGCTAACGAGGTAGATCATTTGCTACCGCTATCTAAAGGCGGTGTAGATAGCTACGAAAACCTGGCCGCTATCTGCCGGCCGTGTAATCTGGCCAAGTCCAATAAACTCGGTCAAAATGGTCTTTTTTTAACGCAACAGCCACCCCCCCAATCTTTTGTAAACTCCGATTTATCCGAGTTGTCCGAATTTGACCCGATTCTAAACGATAACAAACCGGACAATACGGACAACGGTCAAAAACAGTTGCAAAAATATGTAGGTGATATGGGGGCGGTATTTGGAAGCCCTACGCCGCGCGTCCATAGCCAGATACGCGACGGCAATACCGACCGCGTGCAACAGGCGTTGGAGTTTGCTACAGCTATTGGCCTTGATCTTATGCCCTGGCAGAAAAACGTCATAGGTGAGCTACTCAAAACTGAGGACGGACGTTTTACCGCACGGCAACTAGGTTTGATAACAGGTAGGCAGTCTGGCAAGACATTTATAGCGATATTGCGGATACTGGCCGGTATTTACCTCTTTGACGAAAAGGACGTAATCCTTATGGCCGTCAATAGAAAACTATCGCTTATTACCTGGCGCACTATTGACCGTATGGTTAAGACGCACCCGGTGTTAATGGGTAACTGGTTGGCCACCTATACGACCAACGGCGCCGAAAGAATCATGTTTAAGAACGGGGCGCAGATCACGGTAGTGGCCGCTACCCCTAACGGCGCGCGCGGCATGAGCGCCGACCTGCTCTTTATTGACGAATTGCGAGCTATTGACCAAGCCACCTACGACGCGGCCATTTATACGACCAATGCACGCCGGGCGCAGGTCTTCACCGTATCCAATGCCGGCGACAAATACAGCACGGTACTTAACAGCTTACGAGAACGGGCGCTCGCCAACGTTAGCCCTAACCTGGTCTGGTTGGAATGGAGCGCACACCCTAGCCGGGGTATTACCGAGGTGGCCGGGTGGGTAGAGGCGTGCCCGTCGCTGGGGCATTACATAGAGCTAGACACCTTGCGCCACCTCGCCGCCACGAATGACCCAATGGCCTTTAGGTGCGAAGTCTTATGCCAATGGCTAGATAACACCCAAAGCCCATTCGAGGCCGGGGCGTTTGAGGCGTGCCTAGATCAAGAGATTACTTTGACGGAAGGCGGCGAGCTATATTTTGCTTTTGATAAGTCGCACACCCAACGGCACGCGGTTCTAGTGGCCGGTCAAAAAGTAGGCGAGCTAGTGAACCTTTACGTGATAGCTGAATGGAACGCGACTAACCCGCTAGATGAAGTACGGCTTGCCAGCGACATTAACGCCCACGTGCAAAAATGGCGGCCTAAAGCGGTGTTATACGATCGCTACATGGCGCAAAATACCGCCACCTACCTATCAGCTAGCGGGGTGGCTATGGTGGATTGCTCTGGTAAAAGCCAGGTAGAGGCGGCGCACCGGTTCGCGCAAATGATGAGCGCTCGCGTGCTACGGCACAAAGGCGAGGCCACGCTGGTCAATGCGGTAGATAGTTGCAGTAGCAAAATTAGCGAAAACGGGTGGCGGCTAGTGCGCCGACGATCTAGCGGTGAGATATGCGCGGCTATATGCGCCTCTATGGTCAGTTGGCAAAGCTCTATACCGCAAGCTAAACCGGTAATGATGATTGCCTAAAAAAGATTACGACACGCTAGGGCAAAACGGACAAACGGCAAAAAATGCCCTAAACTACGCACGTGGGATTACTAGCCAGCGTTGCGGGTACATTGTTCCCACAAACGCGCGTAGAAGCGCAACTATCGCCGCCGGTGATGACGTTGCCGGAATATACGACAGCTACATACTTTACAACGCAGGGGCGTTTTGTAACACGCTTTGAGGCGTTAAGTGTACCGAGCGTGAAAAAGGCACGTGATCTTATATGCGGAATTATTGGCAGTACGCCCTTCCACTTATACCGCAAAAACACCGGGCAAGAATTAGCAAGCCCGCTATGGCTTGAGCAACCCGATAAAAACCAACCGCGTCAAGTAACTATGGCATATACCGCTGATAGTTTATTTTTTTACGGCGTTGCTTATTGGGAAGTGCTAGAACAATACGCCGACGGCACCGGGCGCCCGTCGCGTTTTGCATGGGTAGCTAACGAGCGCGTAACACCACGTTACAACGAGCAAAACACTTTAGTAATTGGCTACAGCGTAGACGGTCGCGTTCGACCTATGGACGGGCTAGGTAGCTTAATAACCTTCCAGTCGCTTAATGACGGAATCCTTAACGTGGGAGGCGTAACTATACGCGCGGCGTTAGACGCGCAACGTGCGGCAAGTATCAACGCCCGCACGCCTATACAGACCGGTTACATTAAAAACACCGGTGCAGATTTGCCAGAAGATCAAATAGTTGGCCTATTGGCAAAATGGAAACAAAGCCGACTACAAAATAACATTGGGTACCTTAATGCGGCGTTAGATTTTAAGACCACCAGCTTTAGCCCTAAAGAAATGGGCTATAACGAGTTTTTACAATTTCTTAGCACCGAAATAGCCAGGCTTTGCAATATTCCGGCGTATCTGCTTAGCGCGGAGATGAATAACAGCATGACCTACGCAAACGTAATAGATGAGCGCCGCCAATTTGTAGATATGTCTTTACGCCCGTATATCGAAGCTATCGAAGGGCGCTTATCTATGAACGATATTACGAGCAACCAAAATTACGTACGTGCCGGCTTAGACGATACCTTTTTGCGTAGCGACGCACTTACACGGCTAGCAGTAATAGAAAAAATGCTAGCCCTTAATCTCATTACCGTAGAACAAGCTAGAGAAATGGAGGATTTGACCCCTAATGGATCAGACAACCTTATTAACATTTAGCGGCACGATAGAAGCCGCCGACACTACCCGCCGCGTAATTAGCGGTAAAATTGTGCCGTACGGTGAGGTAGGGCAGACCTCAGTAGGTGCCGTAGTTTTTGAGCGCGGAAGTATTAGCGTGCCTAATAGCCGTTTCAAGCTATTACTAGAGCATGATCCTAAGCAACCGGTAGGGCGTGCGATTAACGTACAACAAAGCGACAGCGGTATTTACGCGCAATTTAAGATAGCCGAAACTACGCGCGGTAATGACGCGCTGATCGAGGCCAGCGACCTACGCGACGGCTTGAGCGTGGGCGTATTAGTTAGTAAGAGCGTAGAGCGCGACGGCGTGCTATATGTCCAAGCCGCCGAAATGCAAGAAACCAGCTTAGTCCATAGCCCGGCGTTTAAGTCTGCCGAGGTTACTACCGTTGCCGCGAGCGAAAGCGAACCGGAACCGCAAGACCCACAAGAAACCCAACCAACCGAAAGTGAGGCCGTCGTGGAGAATCCCGACACCCCAAGCGTCGAGGTAGAAGCCGAAAAGGTAGAAGCCTCACGCCCGCGCGTATCCGTAACGGGTATGCAAGTACGAAGCCCAATTAAAACCAAAGCGCAATACCTAGAACACAGCATTAAAGCTACGTTAGGTAATGACGATAGCCGCGATTACGTCAAAGCCGCAGACGCCGAAAATGCGCGTCTTATGCAATTTGCCGACGATAGCTTTAGCACGAACCCGGCATTCTCGCCGACACAATTTACTACTACGGTAGTAGATACCCTTATCGGATCGCGTCCATGTATCGACGCGCTAGGTGGCACACGTGCGCTACCTGCCGCCGGCATGACCATTAGCCACCCGAAAATTACTACTAACGGTACCGTTGCTAGCACCGCAGAAGGTGGCGCACCGTCGGAAACCGGTATCGTCAGCTCGTATGTCAATGCGACGATATCCAAGTACGCGGGATTACAGCGCTACAGCGTGGAGATTTTAGAGCGCTCCGACCCTTCATTCTTCCAAGCCATGTTAGAAAATATGCAGCGTGCCTACAACAAAGCAACAGACGCCGCCGTTATTGCAGAAATTACTAGCGGTGGTACGCAAGCTACCGCAGTAGCCGCAAGCAGCGCCGGTGTTATTTCTTTTGTTAGCACAGAGGCACCGGCCGCCTATAGCGCTACCGGCGACCTCGCTACCGTCTACATTGCCGGTACAAGTCAATGGTCGTTGCTTTTAGGAGCAACCGACACCACCGGACGACCTATCTACAACGCTGGCGCACCGTTTAACAGCGGAGGCAACGCAGCACCTAGCAGCTTACGCGGCAACGTGTTAGGGCTAGACCTTTACGTCGATCCCAACATGGTAGCGACCACGATTGACGAATCGGCTTTTATTTGCGTACCTAGCGCTATTGCAATTTATGAAAGCCCGGTACTACGACTTAGCACTAATCAGCCGGTCTCTGGGGAAATTGAAACCATGATTTACGGTTATATGGCTGTAAAGACCTTAGTTTCCGGCGGCCTACGTCGCTTTAACCTCACCTAAAAAACTAAGCCCCTAGCCCCGGTTGCCCTACCGGGGTTAGGCCTCAAACGAAAGGGGTACACATGGCCGCTACGTATATCACTATGGCAGAATTGCGTACCCTTTTAGGTATTGGCACGTTATACGCAGACGCCACCGTTGAGGAAGTCTGTCAAGCTACTGAAGATTTTATAGACGAGTTTCTTTGGTATAACCAAGTGCCTATCAGCATTACGGGTGTACCTGAAACTAACAAAGCTCAAGTAGCGACGCCAGTACCGCACGGGTACGTAGACGGTCAAAGTATTACCATTACTAAATGCGGATCACCGTACAACGGCACGCATACGATAGACGACGCTACTACCTACAGTTTTACTTTTTCAGTTACGAGCGCCGTAGTTGACGCGCACCTTGTTCGCCCCTTTGGACAAGCTCGCGGCCCGTTTCATGGCACCGCTTACGCCAGCGTACCCGCCGTACGAGAAGCGGCGGCCACCGTTGCCGTAACCATATGGCAAAGCCGTCAAGCCCCTGGTAATTCCGTCGCCAGTATTGACGGCTTTGTCCCTTCACCGTATCAATTAGGTAATACGTTGCTTGCTAAGGTACGCGGCATATTGGCGCCTTATATGTCGCCTAGTGGTATGGCCGGCTAATGCCCGACGCACCCATTACTACGCTACGTAGCACGCTTGCTAGTGATCTAGCTAATGCGTCGTATTACGCCGTGTTTGCCTACCCACCGCAAGCGCCGTTAGCTAATTCGGTAGTAATCATGCCGGACGAGCCTTACATATTGGTTAATAGCAACCAAAAACTAGCCATACAACCTACGGCGCGTTTTAAGTTGCTTTTACTCGCCCCACTTTTTGATAACCAGGGCAACCTCACCACTATCGAAACATTTATGACGCAGGTTATGACCAAGCTAGCCGCTAGCACCTTGATTATTCACGTCGGGGCTTTTAGTGCGCCCGGAATCATTGAGCAACCTAGCGGCAATTTATTACAAACAGAGCTACCTATAGAAATTATTAGTAGTTGGACATAAGGAAGGTACACACATGGCAACGTACAAAGTAATCAGCGATAACGAGCTTGCTGGAGTCGGTCAGGGTGGAACCATAACCGACACACAGCTAGAGGGGTGG